ATCTCAGCCGATGGGACCAAGATAAGGTCTCAAAGGCACTAGCTTCGCTCAGCCGTGCTGTCGAGCGTGTTGCCGTCGACTATTCGATGGAGCAAGCGTTGGGTGACATGGCGTCGGGGCTCGATCCACGAAGGGATAATCGGAGTGTCACCGACCCTGAATGGGTGGAGAAAGGGCTTGCCAGTTACGGCTGTCCAATTCACACCACCACAAACGGATCAGAGTCAACCTTCACAGTCAGTGGACACGGACCGTGTTCATGTCGTCGTTCCAGAGTTTCAAGAGCCGGTACCACCAGAAGTGGACGAAGTGACGATAACGACCACTCGCGGCATAAGGAAGCTCAACCTACGTCAGCCCAAGGGGTTATCGGGCTACGACATGTATCTGATGACGTTGGGGAACATGCTCGGGGAACGGTTTTATCCGTTAGAGGAATTCGACGTGACAGTCAACACGAAATTCAATCACGACCCTTCCTCACCCAGAGTTACAAGGGAGCCCTTCGTGCAGTGTATGACACTGCAGGTTCTAAGGATCGAGGGCTCGAACCTCTTAGCGTCGCTGAAGTGGTGGAGAATCATATTCTACCTACTAGTTACGCTGGCGCTCCTTTGTGGGATTTCAATCGCAATGTCCTGGATTCCGGGGCGCGATTGGCTCACAGGATCATTGATGGCAAGCGGGGATTCGACCCCTATGTTTTTGGTCGTCGTGTCCAGCCTGCTACTTATGATCACGATCTCCTTTTGCCTGGGTCTACTGGTCCAAAGACTCGCTTGGTTTGGATGGCGCCGCTCCCTACGACAATTATCGGGACGCGTTACTCAAAACGAGTTATGGCAAAGCTTTCTAAAAGGAGGCCGTTTTCATGGGGGCTCCAAGGACATGAGAGAGGGACGATTCTTGCGGAGATCGAGACGCGATTCAGATACACGTACTCGTTAGATTTCTCTAAATTTGATTCGTCAGTTCCAGCTCGTATGATCGATGACGCTTTCCGTGTGGCGCGGACGCACCTAGATCTAAACGAAAAGGAGCTAAATCTGTGGAGGAAGTACACGAACGACTTCATCCACTCGCGTATTATTGCACCAGATGGCAATGTGTATCAGAAACACAAAGGCGTGCCCTCAGGGAGCGCGTTTACGTCGATTATTGACAGCATTGTGAATCTGATCTTGGTGTCGTACATGTGGGAGAAGGTGACAGGACACTCTCTACCGCATGACCGAGTGCTAATCATGGGTGACGACGTGGTTGTTGGGTCTAACAGTTATATTACTAAGTCCCAACTAGCGCAAGCAGCCTCGGATCTGGGCTTTGTCCTCAGCGTTGAGAAGACGGTGATAAAGGACAGGGAGCGAGAGTCACAACACTACACCCAAGGTGTTCATTTCTGCGGGCAGTGGTGGTTCAGAGGCCAGCCTCACAGACCAGAGCATGAACTCATTCAGCGCATGGTGTTTCCTGAAAAACACAGAAAACGTGCAAAGAGTGACTGGGTAATCAGGGCCCTAGGTTACGCGATGACAAGTCGTGAGGGTTTTGAGATATTTGTGAGATTGTTCAGAGACCCCAATACTCTGAACTCGTACCTGAAAGCGGGTATTAAAGCCAAAGAACTTGGATGGAGTGAGGAAACGGTACCCGACGTTGACCTACCAGGTGATCTGAGACGTAGGCTTCGCATCGAAGGAGAAAGCGTTGAACTGACACCCACCAAGACATTAGGTGGAA